GTTGCCTCCACCATTCGTGAGCTTTGTGCCGAGCCAAACCTTGATGCTCAAAACAAAGCCACACAGGAAAACCTCGCATCTCTGGAGTAAAGTAGGTTACTTTCAAAGATGGTATTTTCTTTTTACGATGAATTTGATGGGTCACATGCTCAACAGGAAACAAGTGCATATCAGGTTCATCACGTTTAATAACAATTTCTTCACTAGCTTTGGGTTTAATTTTAACTCTAAAAATAAACTCGTAACCACAAATGTCACAAAATCTAGCCGTTGTGTGGTTATAAGCATCGCACTCTGGGCAAATTTTAACCGGAACTTCACCAGTACCTTTCCCTCGTTTCTTTGGAACTCTTGGATCGTTAATTGGCCCAAGCCTGGCAGTGTTACCGGCAAAGTCTAAAATTAAACAATTCTCTTTGCCTCCGGCAATCATTGCCTGTTTTCTTTGCTCTTTTTCTCTTAATTGGTTAAACGACCAATCAGGATGATAATAAGGCCGAGTTCCTCTGCCGTACTTTTGAATATGCAAAACAACTGAAGTAGTTGGTCGAAGATCAACGATACAATCAACTTGTGGATGGTCAAAACCCGTTGTTAAAATGCCGTAGCTGACTACTGCTCGATAAGTACCATTTTGAAATAATGACAACCGCTTGTCTCTTTCATCACCATCCATTTTACTGTGGACAACTGTAGAAGGAACTCCCATGTCGTTTAGCATCGTATTGATATGCTCACAGTTATCGACACCTGCACCAAAAACCATCCACGACTTGCGATCCTTAGCAACGTCACAAGCCTCTGTCAAAGACTCTCTAATAACCGAATCTTTATCTACAGCAAGCTGTAAATCTTTTTGATTAAAATCGTTTGCTAATTGCCTCACATCGCTCACATCAATAATGTTTTGTGTCATCGGAGTAATTAAATTTGACAAATAATAATCGTCGATAAACGAAACAAATTGCTCCATTGATGTTTTGTCGTAACAAACATCTGTGAACATCGAGTCAGCACCGTCTGTTAACATGCCCTGACCCATTCGGAAAAGAGTTGCAGACAAACCAATCACCTTCATGTTTGGGTTAATTTGTCTTAAACCCGTAATAAGTTTTTGGTACATCGTATTGTCATTTGGTGCAAGCAAATGAGCTTCATCAATAAACATCAAATCAACATGACCGAGTTGTTGATATTTTTTGTAAACTGATGCAACTCCGGCATAAACAATTGGAGCGTAGGGTTCCCAGCGACTTAAACCTGACGAACAAACTCCAACAGGAGCAGTAGGCCAAATTCTTTTTAATGCTCTCTCGTTCTGTGAAATTAATTCTTTGACATGAGTGCAAAGAAGAAACTTGCTGTTAGGAAACTGCCCAAAAGCCTGACTCATAAACATCGGAGGAATAACACTTTTACCAGTACCAGTGGGCAATCCAACTAATGGGTTTCCTGTGTGATGGTTAAAATACTCGAACAAAGAAGCAACTGCTTCCGATTGATACGGTCTTGGTATAAACATTAAATTCCCTCATGTAATTCACAGCCTAATTTTACCACATCTTGGGGAATTTCTTTATTTGCCAACTTGCATTTCCATTGACCGTTTTCTATTGGCTTAGAGTGCTTGCATGATCGGCAATTTACATCTACTTGATCATCGTAATGACAAATATCTTTAAAATTACAAATTCTACATTTGAAATGACTTGCCGACATTGCAATTTTTGCCGGAGGTTCGTCTGACTCAATTATAGCTTCGGCTTTCATCTCCATGTCTTTGGCAACTTCCCAATTAAGTTTTAAAAACTCAAAGTAAAGTTCGTCGGTGTTTTTGTTAACGCAAATGTAAAGTGCGTGACAAATTTGCTTGTCAAAGCCATAAACGCACATTTGAGTCCAATGAACAGGTTTTTCAAGTTTAACCCCTTGTTTTTTTAATCGACGAAATTGGGTGTCACCGGCTGTTTTAAACTCATACAAAACCTGTTCATCAAATTTAAATATTTCAGGTAAATAACCAATTTGATCCATAGAGCCGCCAAAATGACCTTTGCACTTTAGCTCTGCATTGTGCTGATCTTGACCTTGAGGAACTGGCAAAAAGCGATGCCCAGATTTTTCTAAAAGTTTTATAATTGAAGGTTCTTCTCGATGACCTCGATCAAACAATCTTAAAACTTGTCCCTGAGTTCTAGTTTTAGAACTGAAGTCTGACTTCTTAACCCAACGAAACCCATACCAAAGTTTCCTGCTACACGGATCGCCAATTAAACTCGCACCGAGATGATTTCGATGTCCACCATAAAAAAGTTCAACTGAAGCGTCCTCTATTTGAGCATCAATTGTATCAATTAATAAATCGACATCGTTCTTGTTATCGGGATCAAACGGCATTTTATCTCCAAAAAAAGCTAGGTAGATTCTACCCTACCTAGCGTTACAAAAAAAATACTATTGAGGTGGTCTTGCCCAACCAGGCTTAGAACCACCTGCATTTGCGTCCCCTACAGAGCCTCCATCTATAGAATTTTGTATACCTTCCATTGTGGACGGTGCAGGTGCTACAGCAGCGGGTGCTGGTGCTGGTGCAGAGTTTACTGCTGGAGCAGTTGCATTTTGCTGCCCTGCTCGATTACCTTGTGGGTCAAGTATTTTCTTAACTTCGGTATAACCCTTTGCAGCAGCCTCATCGCCTTTTTGGAGGCCAACAACAACCCGAAACGGCCTGTTGTAAAGATCGCCACATAAAGGTTGCTGCAATGGCTGTAAGTAACCGCAACAATGACAAATCGCTGATAGATCAGCACGAGCAATGTTAACTGCCTCAGCGGATCGCAAATGCCCCAAGTTTAAACCATAAAACCCTGTAGTTCCTGCGAGTGGACCTTCGGTAATTTTTAATACGAAAACTAATCTTTGACCGGCTGAAGCGTCAGCAAAAGGTTTCCATTCTGCTGACTCAATAACTACCAAATGCCCGTTGGAATCTGACACAGGCAAGCTACCGCCACCACCCGATGCTGGCTGGACTTCTAAAGGATTAAAACCAGATAATAAATCGTTCATACTACAACTCCTCTTTCATTCGAGAAAAAATTGAATTTAGATTGGCGTATTCTAATTCGCCAAACTTTCCGTACCTACTCTTTGCCGCTATTTGCGGAGTTCGCACAGTGCGAAAAACTCTGTGCTTTTGCTGATTTTCATCAGCAGGGTCAACGTAAATTTCCATATGGAAAACTTCGCCGACTAAATAATCCAACATTCCCTGAATTTGTTTGCCAGGAAATTGAGGACTCCAAATTAGACCCCCTGTTGTTGCATCTTGAATTTTTTCTTCTTTACAAAGAAACACAACATTGAAGCCTAATTCAGTAAACGCTCTAAAATCGTGAATAATTTTCATAGACCAGTCAGCCAAAGCACCATACGCTTGCATTGGATTTTTAAAAGATGCCTTGTTAGTTCTTAACCACAGCATCCCTAATTCTGTCAAGTCATCTAAAATTATAGTTTTAAAGCCTTTTTCTTTTGGGTATCCAAAGTTTTGCTTTGCTTGCTCAATAAACTTTTCTATATCGCTTGGATTTTTTATAGATACAAACGGCACATCAAAAGCCCTTAAGCTACTTAAACCCATATCAACGTCAGCTACAATTGGAGCTTCACATTCACTAGGATTTGCCAAATAAGTTTTTCCAACTCCAGCAGCACCGTAAACAAGCACCACTGGACTTACAGTTGAATTTTTAGTCGTTTGAATTTGCATTGGATTCCTTATAATCATCACGCCAAACTTTTAAATTTTTTGGTGCATCAATGCCAATTTTTACTTGGTTTCCATTGATGCTAACAACGGTAATCTTTATATGATCACCAATTGTAATTTTCTCATCAACCTTTCTTGAGATCACTAACATCGGTTCCTCCGATAAAAGAATGCCCGTGTAAGCACGGGCAATAAAAAAGACAGATCAAACTATTTGATCTTTAATTGCGGACTGCCAGACTTGATAGTTAAAACACTTTCAACCTGTCTTAACAGCTTCATAGATTTACTGGCTTTTACACCAGAACTGCTTTCCGCTTGAGCAATCTTTTGCAATTGCTTGTATTCCTTAGTGTTTAGCTTGGCAGACCAGCTAAACAAACGAAGACGATCCTCTGGAGATAGAATTTCGGCAAGTTCTTGAGTCTCGCCGTTTTTATTTTCCAAAGTGTAACGCTGACTTTTTGAAATTGACAGGACTCCAATTTCTGTGTCAACATTTTGAGTTCCTTCGCAAATACTTTCATCAGCAAATCGCTCCAGAACTTTTGCTCGCAACCTAGCCTCCTCCGCTTTCCAAGAGTTCATTGCCTGTTGAGCCTCACGCCACTGCGATACAAGTTCGTTTTTAGTCATCAGTTTTTTCCAATCATTTGGGGTTAAAGAAACTTGTGAGATAGAAAAGGTATCGACCATTAAAACTTCCGTCAACAGCAAATTTTAAAAAATTTTGTTACTTGACATAAAAAACGGTAGCGAATATGTTTCTGGCTCAACTTTTTACTAATTTTAAGGAGTTTTTAATGCCAAGAAAAATTAACAAAACTGCTAATAGTTTTGTAGAGCATGTGAGGCAGTTAGTGATAAATCGGCCTCGACCTTACACTTTTGAAGTTATTATTGACCAAATTGAACCTGAAGTTTCAATTCAATGGCTTAGTAATTTTTGCAATGGAAAAGTAAAAAATCCAAATGCCGATATAGCAGTTGCTCTTTACAACTTGCTTGCTGACGAACCACTTGAATTTTAATTAAGGCAAATCGAATGCTAGAAAATGTACCGGCAGAGATGCGTGAATATGCGCAATGGGTTTGCTATCGAATGGAAGGGTTGGGTAAAAAGAAGACAAAAATACCTTATTGTCCACAGACTGGCAGACCTGCATCGGTGAAGAATCCTGGTCAATGGACTACTTACGATGCTGCTATTTCCTGCTTAGTTAGCGGAGAATATCACGGAATTGGATTTGTTCTTACGCACAATGATCCGTTCTTTTTTGTTGATTTAGACGACATTGATTGTCCCGATGCACAACAAAGGCAGATTGACATTGCCGCCGACTTTGAAACATTTCAAGAAAGAAGTCCTTCTGGCAAAGGACTGCATATTATTGGGAAAGGTAGCGTCCCAAGCGGACGAAGGGTTAGCAAACTAGGAATAGAAGTTTATTCAAACGAACGATACATGACCGTAACAGGCGATGTGTTTGATGGTAAAAACCAAATTAAACTTGAACAAGCTAAAGTTTCAATGCTTTGGGAAATGCTCGGTAGTAGTCGTGGAGAAACGGTTGAAGTTCACGATGGAAATTCACCTCAAATCGAAGATGATTTGACGGTTTATAACAGAGCCGCAAGTGCGGTTAACGGAACAAAATTTGTAGATTTGTGGAACGGAAATTGGCAAATATATCACGAAAGTCAATCAGAAGCAGACTTAGCTCTTTGTAATTTGATAGCGTTTTATACGAAAAACAAAGACCAACTTCGCAGAATGTTTTTTCAATCAGGATTGTTCCGTCCAGAAAAATCAACAAGACCGAGCTATCTCGAACCGATGCTGAGAAAAGCATACGATCAAATTGAAACAACTCTGAACTTTGACAATCTTTTTAACGAACTGCAAGAGTTTAGACAAAAATTAAACTCTCAAATAATTCCAAAGTCGCTTCCACAAGACCCTTTATATGCTGCACAGGTTAGACCTAAATTTGAATTAAAAGAAGCACCGAAAGGCTGGGCAGATTCGACAATTGCTAGGCCACCTGGTTTGATGGGTGACATTGCTGAATTTATGCTTAAAGCTGCACCAAGACCCGTTCCAGAAATTGCAATCACAGGTGCAATAGGATTGATGGCTGGGATTTGCGGTAAAGCCTACAACATTTCAAACAGCGGACTTAATCATTATGTAATGATTCTTGCTGAAACAGGTAGGGGCAAAGATTTAATTCAAAGAGGAATGGGATTAATCTTTAATCACTTTTCACAGCAATTCCCAGTAGTAGGTGACTTTGAGGGTCCTGGTGATTTTTCTTCTGGTCAAAGTTTAGTTAGAGCTTTGTCCGAACACAAAACTGCATGCTTTGTTTCAAACTTAGGTGAGTTTGGTTTTAAATTAAAACAATTGTCAAACGATAGCTTTGGTCCGAATGTTAGCTTTAAAAAAGTCTTGCTCGATTTGTATACAAAATCAGCCATTACAGACACCCTTAAACCGACTGTTTACTCAGATACGACTCGAAACACTGCCCCGATTAAAAGTCCGGCATTTAGCCTTGTGGGAGACTCTCAACCTTCGACATTTTTTGAGGGGATAACTGAACAAACCGTAGAATCGGGTTTGTTGCCAAGGTTTATAACGATACCTTACTACGGAAAAAGACCTAAACTAAATCCCAATCACCACAAAGCAAAAATTGACTCTAAACTCAACGACGATTTAAACAGTTTGTTTGGTTCAGTTTTTGCATACATGAATAACGGATCAGTTAATTATGTTGAAATGGATCAAGAAGCAGAAGAAATGATTGCTGAGTTTGATGACCGTTGCGACAAAATGATTAATGACCACACAGGTTTGATTGCCAAACTTTGGACTCGATGCCATCTTAAAGTTTTAAAGTTATCTGCTTTAGTTGCAGTTGGTTGTAATCCTGTTAAGCCTGTAATTAATCCCGAATGCGTTGATTGGGCAATAAATTTAATTTGCCTAGATGTAGACTCAATGACAGAACAATTTGATATGGGGCGAATCGGAGGTGACCAAGGTGAGCTAATGCAAATGACAGAAGTTCGCAAAGCTATTCAAAATTATTTGGTAATTGACTTTGCAAACGTAAAGCCAATTGGAAGTTCAATGCTTAACAAACTTATGTTTGATCACGGAGTAATCCCCATGTTTTATTTGTCCCATAAGTGCATCAGGAAAGCCTGTTTTAAGAATGACCGCATTGGTGCGTCTAATGCAATAAAAAGAGCGTTACAGAACCTCGTAGACAACGGGGAACTGCAACGCTTGAAAAAGCCAGAATCGCAAACTCAATTTGGATTTTCGGGTGAGTGTTTTGCAATCCTAAACAAAGAAATATTAGCAACGGCTAGACAACAGAAGTTTCAAGGCTAGACGATATTCCAAATAAAACCATCAGAGCAAAAAACCCTAAAGTTAAAAAAATGCTACTCCAAACAAAAACTAAGCAGCATGCAATGTAAAGTTTAAAAACAATGCTATCGTTTTTTTGTAAAATCATCTGAAGTCCTCCCAGGATTTCCACTCAATCGAATGATTATTTTCTCGAACGTAGTTTAAAAGCATTGTCTCAAAAGCCTTTTGCGATTCGTCAGTTAAAAAGCAATCAGAGTTTCCAAGTGCGGTCACGATTGATGCTGAATTGATTTCCACATCGAGAACCTCAATTTCATCAGCGGTCGCTGGATACCCAGGATCGCCGTTGCTTAGATAGCGAACTTCAGGATCGCCAGAAATTAACTGCAATTCAAAAACACAATCAAATTCTAGCGTGGGATCACCGTTGTCATTCCAGATCGCAAAGCAGTCCCAATGTTCTTCCACAATTTTAATATCTTTTTTCATTAGTAGATCTCCGGTAAATAAGTTGTAACGACTTCGCCTGACTTCTTAATGCTTCCAGCTTTAGTAAATTCGTGAACAGCAACGCCTGCGCCGTTACCTTCGTCGTCCCGTTGGATAAAGATTGCCGATCCATCATCTAACAAAAGATAAGGAAAATTATCGGAGGTGTATCCACAAGAAATAATCTTTTTGCCCTTCACCCTTTTTTCAAATGGTTTGGCAAATTTTTTCTTGTCATCGTCCAAACTAATCATCAAAGTTCCTTTCGGTAAGTTTCACATTGTTCAACACCATCGCTGTCGGTCACAAACAACCGAGTTTCGATCATGTCTTCGTTCAAAATAAAAGCCTTGCACCATCGCCTAGCGTTAGAAATGGTGCGAAAGCAACTAATTGGCAAAGCATCGACCTTGCCGTTTACATACTCAATTTGAAGCACAGTTTTTCTCCAATCTAAAGTTCAAAACAAAGAATAAAATGCAGTAGGTTTTGCCATCTACTTTCGTGAATCTTATTTAAAATTCCTCGATCACATCTCCA